ATCGCGGTGGTAGTAATTATAATGGTTATAACCGCATGAAAGAACATCTTGATAGAATTAATGATGGTGTTGAAATGTATGATTATGGTCGCGAGCGCTACCAACATGGTGATTCAGAAGAGCGTGTATATGAAGGACTTGAAAAATTAATGTATGCAGTATGCATGTTTGTTGAATCAGCTATGGATTTTGCAGAAACACCTGAAGAAAAAGATATTATTAGGCGTCATGTTCAAAAGATGAGTGGTATGTAATGTTTACTTATCACAATGCCAACCCTCGCGGCAGACGGGTTAATGATTGTACTGTAAGAGCAATCTCCTTAGCCACAGGGCGAACTTGGGACGCCACTTATGAAGAGTTAAGTAAGTTTGCCCAGGCTCAGGCAATAATGCCAGATGAAGTAGATTATATAGATGAATACTTAGAGAGAAATTTTGATAAAGTATACTGTCAAAATTGTAAAAATAAAAAAACTGTTGGTGAAATTGCCAATATGTTTCCTCATGGTATTTATCTTATAACAATGAGAGGTCATATAACTTGTTGTATAGACGGTATTATCTATGACACATTTGATCCATCTTCTTACTACGTTTGGAATATTTACAAAGTTCAATAAAAAAGAGAGACGTTAATTCGTCTCTCTTTTCTTTTTATTCTTCCCAATTTACTATGGTATTTTGTTTCCCATAAATCTCAGAAGCATAATAACCAATTCCAATGGCATCGGCTTCATCTTCAGTTACGGTTACATCGTGCCATTCTTTTACAAGTAATTGCATTGAACGTTTTTTATCACTTCGTGTGTTACCTTTAACTTTACAATGGGCACGCCATGTATTTGTTGAGCAAACAGTATAATCAATTCCTTGCTCTATGCAACATTCAATGATTACACCTTGTAAGCGTGCAAGTGTCTTGAAAATTAGAATGCCTTTAATATTATCTGAATCGACCTTTTTCCCTTCTCGAAATTCTTGAAGTTGTATATCTTCAATCGCTATCAAATCAGGCTTCCAATTATGAATCATATTAACTAACCATTCTTTTAAAGCATGGTCGCGCAATTCTTGATTTTCAAGCGAAGTGTAAAAAATACCATATTTAATTAATTGTCTATCATCATAAACTGACCAACCAGATACTTGAGTCGATTGATCTAAAGCTAAAACTCTTTTTATTCCTTTTTTCTTTGTGATTATTTTATCATCAGCAATTTTAAAAGAGTTTGTACTACAATTTGGACAATAGGGGGCATTTCTGAATTTTTTTAATGAAGTAAAAACACGATGATTTTCGGGGCATCTCAATTCTAACTCTTGGTCAAGATTTTGATAACTTTCCGTTATAAGCGACCATCCTGCACTTTCAATTATGTTTTTTACTTCTTCATATTTTAATCTGCCCAATTACTCCTTCCCGGTAGAACCAAAGCCACCGCCGCGGTTCTCACCAATTTGAGCAACTGAATCAACTGGATAGAAGGCCGCAGATGGTACTTCATTAAGCACAAGTTGTGCAAAACGTTCGCCTTTTCCAACATTGAATACTGAACCATAAAGAATTGAAGTAATTACAGGACGGCCAGTTTCATCAAAATCATAATCAATATCCTTTACTTTTGGTTCAATATTCTCAATAATAACACCAATTTCATCTCTGTAACCACTATCAATGGTACCAGGAGTATTGGCAACACGAAGGGCAGTTTTTACTGAGGTTCCAGAGCGCGGCCGCACTTGTAGTTCATAACCACGAGGGATTGCTACTTTAAGACCTGTCTTAATAATCTTCCGTTCGCCAGGCGCAACCTCAAAATCTTCAAGAGCATAAATGTCCATTCCTGCGTCACCAGGCTTTGCATAAGCAGGAATTTTAGCATTGGGATGACATAGTTCAATAGGAATTTGAATAATTCGTTTTGAAATACCTTCTGTTTCTGCAATAGCATTAACCATTAAACCAACGATTTGTTTTACAAAATCTCGTTTGGCTTGGGGAAGTACATCATCCCCAATGGAATCAATCTGTGTTGCCAATTCCTTGAAATTAGCAATTACTTCATCAGAAGTAATACCTTGTGCATTAAAACTTTGAGCCAGAAGGAGTCTATCATTAGGATTGTTTAAACTTTTATTTAATTCATCAAGAATAATTCCAGATAGAGTTTTAAATTCTTCATCTGGTAATGCTAAAATAGAAGCAAAGGCTTCAAGACTAAATTGTTCACCGTTAAGTTCTGAAAGTGAATCGAGCATTTCACCTAAATTAAGTTGTTTTTCTTCCATTAATCCCATACCTCATTATGAATTTCTACACACTTACAAATCCATGCTTCATCAACAATATCGCCTTTTGCTTTCTTGTTTTTGTAAGTATAACCATTTGCACCTACCAGATAACCTTCACTGGCGGCCCTTGCTTTAAAGTCATTGACAAATTCTCTTGCTTCTTCTTCACTATATGCTCTAAGTTCTCTTGTAATTTTTAAAGTTTTCATTTTTATCTATCCTTTCTATAACCAATTAATTCTTTTCCATAAGGGAGTTTTAAAATTTCTTTGCAAAAAATTCTCCATTCAATTTGTTTGTGATTAGGACGCCAATAACACATTTCTCTTAGGTTTTGATAATTACCTGTCCAAGTTCTTTTTTGATTCCAACCATCAGGATTAACCTGGATAAGAAGTCTCCAATAACGCTTATCACCAGTTTCTTTGTACTTTTTTCTTAACCACTCAACGTCCTCAACTGCACGTTTTTTGATATCTAAAGTACGAATATAATCATCTAGTGGTAGATCAGTAAGTTTCATGTCTGGTTCTGGGTCAAAAGAATAATCCTCTTCAGTAATAGGCATTGCATCAATTTTGTGCATAGTAGAACACGAATTTGCTACAGTAGCAACTTTATAAGTATCCATTTCTTTCCACCATGCTAAAGGCGCCGTAATATCCATTGACACAAAAATTTGTCTTAAAAATTTTGATTCAGGAGTTCCACCAAAAATCATTCGTTGTGCTAAATTTAAATCATTTGGGCCAAGCAGTGCTGCAATACCATAATTATGATCGTTAGAACAATCAAAAGCAGAATTGTATACTCCGTTGTACCATAAAAAATCATAAGCTTCATCATAAGACTTATGTATTTTTTCACTTTCTTCGTAACGATGTGCTACCAAAGAAGTTGCTTCTATTGCCTCATCACTTTCTAAAATTCCAAAAATAGAATCACTTAAATGCCATGAATTCATTGGATTACGAAGGCCGCGGAAGGCTCCTTCAAAATTAAAAACCTTTACATTTTCTAATTTAATCATTTTCTTTACTCTCTTATTATATCATAATTAATCTAAATTGTCAAATTCTGAATCTAATTCGCCTTTATAAAATAATCCACAATGGCACCAACCACTTTCTTGCTCACGAAAAGCTTTACATTGACATTTGGTATCTTGATTCTGAATTAAAGCACAGGGGCAGTAACCATTATTTTCTTTTAGAGCTTTTTTAATAGCCTTGACTTTTTTCTTGTCAGGATTAATTGTAATTCGCATAATTAATTGTATATTGATTGTCGCTAGACAAAGTAACTCCTAAATCTTCATTAAAAATTGAATTTTGATTGGGTAAATAACGTCCATATTTTACAATAATTGGACCATCTTGAGCATAAAGTGCTAACCATTTATGAATTTCTTCTGGAATCTCATCAGCAATATAACCACTGTAAATTACTATATCATCTGGTGTTCTATATCTTAATTCCATAATAAAACATTGAAGTTCTTCCCAACTATCAAATGGTTCTAATCCACCAATTACAATAGCAGAGGTTAAGGGATTAGTTATGTATCTATGAACTAATTCTCTGGCTTCAATTTCAATATTACCAGTGAATTGCAAATTATAATTTTGGCAGTTTTCCTTACCACATTTAAAAGTGCAGTAAGGAAAACCAATAAACATTGAAGTCTTTTTATAGTTAACTACATCTTCATCAACAAGAAATTTAATCAGCATTCTCCATCTCTTTCTTGGCATCGTTATAACCATTTATATACTCCTGAGTAAGTGCTGAACGCACATTTTCCCAAACTCTGGGAAATAAAAAGGCTACTGCCGCTTCAAAACTAATATCAATATCTTCCTCTTTTACGGTGCGGCGCACGGTGGCAACAAAATGTTCAATTCGTGAAAGTTTAACTGTATCGAGATTCTTTTCTTTAGTTGACATTTTCCCACTCCCTTAGTGCATATTCGCTTTTTCTTTCTTTAGACCAGGTTTTAATTGGTGTATAAAAACCTACAATTCTTGTATATTCTCCCGCAACAGAGCCGCCGCACTCTGGGCAAGTTTGGCCAAAGAAAGCATGATTATGTTCACATACTTGAATTTTAGTATTAAAAGCAAAATAAGTTAAACCTTGACTTGCAATATAGTTTACCATTTCCCAAGCAGATTCAAAACTCTTGTGCGGTGCTTCAATATTAATATGAGCAATAGAACCACCATTGCAATAACTATCAAACAAAGAGGCAATACGAATTCTCTCTTGCATAGTTGTTTTAATTCCAAGAGGAATAAATTGATTACCATAAAGAGGAAGGTCTTCAACTACCATTCCGGGATAAAGAAGTTTATCAGCTTGGAATAACTTTGATGCAGCATTCTCACCAGGAACCTGTTCAAGATTAATTTTATATTCTTTATCAAGACCAAACTGTTCTTTTGTGCGATGAATTACATCAAAGATTTTCTTGGCAAAGCTACAAGCTTGTTCAGTATAGAAAGTATTTCCAAATTCATCTTCAGTTACATAGTTAAAACTACGAAGTGTTTCATAAATACCAAGAACACCAATTGTATTATATAAATGGTCAAAATCAATTAAACCATGGGTGAAATTTGGAAGCAATCTTTTGTCTACATTGCGCTTGATAATATGACGAACTGCGTCAAGTGCTTTGCAGTTAAGTTCAACTAAATCTCTCAGTGCGATAAGGTAATCTTTTTCATTATCATGTTCAAGAGCAATTCGCGCCAGATTAATTGTAGAAACCTTTACAGAACCAACTTTTAAGGCGGTGCCGCCGATGCTATTAAAATATCCAAGGTCTTCAATATTGCTTTTTAAACGGCAGCAATTAGAAAGACTGTTAACACTTGAATCACAGAAGATATTACTATCATTCCATTTACGATTGTGTTCAATTGCCCAACGAGCAAATTCTTCATCAATAAATTTGCCATTCTGATAAAGTAAGCTCATAGTAAGAACAGGGAATGTCATCATGTTTTTACTACGAATATCAGCAGTAACTTCCATAAAGATTTTTTGGAATTCTTTGATTTCATCAATATAATCAATCATAAAAGTGCCATCAGGGAAAGTGCTGCCGCCGAATAATGCTTCAAGGTAAGGGCCATCAAATACGCTTACATTGGTGAAAGCAGACTGCATACCATCACGCACATAGGGCTGATTGATTGCATAGATAAAACGCTGAATTTGCTGACGAGCATGATATTCAGGATTCTTAGTGTAATATCCTTCCTCACAATCTTTCTTCCAAAAATAGAACATATAAGGAATAATATTAGGAAGGCCACAGGCGCCGGAAGTCCTGTTGGAATTAAAGGAAATAAATTCTTTTACAAAATCAATAAAGGTTGGTAAATGGCGTGGCGGCTCAGCATTAAAGTTGCTGATGAAATAAAGACCGCGTTCAGCCAAATCTTTAAGGTCATAAGCAAAACAATAAGGAACAAAAGTAGAAGTGTCTGCATCATGCATATAAAGAGCTTTAGACCATTCTGCTTCAAGCCATTCATTTGCAGTTTTAAAACCATACTTCTTATTAATCTCATAATAAATTTTATTATAAGCAAGAAGTTTGCGATGCGGCTTTGGCATTTCATTCATCAGGGTTCTCATATCCTTAGAACCGACGTTTGCATTTCCATCTACAGAAGCATCTGCAACTGTTTCACTGTCAATAAAATTATCAATAAAATCCGTATAGCTAAGTTGGCCATCACTGAAGCCATTTAGACGTTCAAATTCTTCTCCATACTTAGCTTTCATCTTATTAAAAGCTGTAGTAAAATTCTTATTTAATCTAACATTAATATCCATTATTCACCATATTCCCTTACCCATTTAATAGCTTCGCCAAAAGTAAGAATATCATCTTCAATTTGAAGGGCGGGCGCAGACATTAACCCCATTTTTCTCATTAATTTAATATCTTCAATTACATTATATTTAATACCTTTTTCATCAAGTTTAGTTTGAAGAACTTTACATTGTGGGCAATGAGTAGTATATAAATTAATCATTCGCCATTTCCTCCGGTAAATCACACCAAATACAGACACCATCTTTAAATTCATGTTTACATTTCTCACGCAAACCATAAATTTGATTGTTGAGAGTTTCTATATCTTTATTAAGAGTAAAAACTGAATTTCTTAAATTAATATCTATTTGATTGTAAAGCTCATTTATCGCCATACGTATATCTTGTTGAATCATTTACAAATTGGCCTCCTTCTAATTTTACTTTTGATTTTTCATAAAAGTCTTTAAAAACAGGATAATTTTTTTCTCTTACTAATTGGAATAAATCTCTTACTTCTTCCAAATTAAAAGTATGAGTTTTATATTTAGTAACTTCATTGATATTACAAACAAAACTATACATCGATTCAAAATTAATTGCCCGATTAATAATTTTTGTTGAAGTTTTCTTCATGGTCATATTTCTTATGAAAGCATTGATAAGTTCAATAACTCTTTCCCATCTTTTATCTACGAAAAAATCATTTTCATATTTAAGTGTGAGAGGAATAAAATTGTTTCTACAAAAAATTGCTTGGTTATAAATTTTTTGTAAGAATCTTTCTATAAAATCATTCTCCCCGTATGATGACGAGGTAACTATATAGTCTATTTGGCGAGCCATTGAAGTTTGTTTTTGTTTCTCAATGAATTCCACTAAAGCTTCATCACTCATTACACCATTATATTGCAGAGAAAAATTATTATTACTTAGGCGAAAACCTAACCATTTAAACAAATCTTTTTCATTATTTATTTGAATTGGGAATTTTGTACCGACAGCCGCGGGTATTCCAGTTTTTCTTTTTAATAATTCTTTAACAACTAAATCAGCATCTTTAATTTTATTTAAATCGTAATCGTGAAAAAAATAAGTAAAAGTTTTATTATCATTTAATGTTGGTTTTAAAAAATCTTCCCAAATAGTTTTACCATCTAAAGACAACCTTATATGGTCGGCCGCGGTCATCGTTTGAAAAATGGTAGAATATTTTTTATTTGTACCAAAACTTTTTCTCATTCTTTCATATATATGAACATCAGGTTTTAATCGTTCGATTTCTTCTGCAAGTGGTACATATAAATTTCCAGTATAAGCATGCCCACCATAAATAACGTTATCAGCGTTAAAAAAACTAGGAAAATCACCATCATTAAAATCTTTCCTCAGTATAAATTTACTATATCTCTCGAAATCTAACTCAGGTGCTAAAGCAACAATTTCACGTTTTTTCTTATAATAAGCGCTGAGTTTCATCAATTCAAGATTAAAAGGGACGTGGATATACTTGTGCATATCCACGTCAAATAAACCAATAGTACTCATTCTACATCCGCTCTTTCGCCAACAGTTTTAATTGAACCATCCTCTGCAATTTCAGTAATAAGTTCAACAAGATGGTAAGGAGTGTTTTTATATTTCTTTGCAATAAACATACTTTCACGTCGCATACCAGTTACAATAATTTTATTACCTCGGCTTAACCAAGACTTTTCAATTACTGTTTTCTTTCCAGTTGCTTCGTTTTTAACAGAAATTTGTTTATTGTAATTATTAAATACTGGACCAAATAGTTTAACTTCTACAACACCATCAGTAGTTAACAATGTAATAAGATTTTTATTCTTATCTTTATCAAGAACAGTACCACAAATTCTTGTAATTTCAAAAATCGGAATACTTTGTCCTTTCTTTTCATACATAAAAGCTACTTCAGGCTGTTCAGGAAGCTTACCAAAGTTTTTAATATTGTATCGCGCAATCTTAGTTGCCGCAAGTTCATGTTCATGGAAATAACAAGATATTGCATCCATTTCCCATTTACTAATTGAACCACTACAATATTTATTCCAGTTGTCAGAAATAATTCTGTTATTAATTGCTTCAAGCAATTGTTCATTATTCTTTTTTACAAAAGGTCTTATAATATCCATATGTTTCTGATAAATTTTATCCCATACGGTTTGTTTAATCATAAAACCATCTTCAGTGCTAACAAGTTTATCCATATCAAAATGTTGCTCATAAAAATTAAAAGCAATATCATCTACAATGAAATATTCACCACTTTTGAATTTCTTGAGATACTTATTGAAATTATAAACTCTGCGCTCCATATCATATTCATCTGGAATAAGACCGAAGTCAATTAACATCTTCATATTTTGAAGTGTTACTCGCTTTTTTGTATCAGAAACTGCTTTGATATATTCCAAAGCGATATCTTTTCTATCCCCAAGAAAATCAAAAGCGCCGGCTTTAATCAAATTAACCATCTGCGGCTTATTGATTTTTACCTTTCCTAAAAAATCTTCAATTGATTCATAAGGACGATTAGCCATAATAGTTTTGATTAAATCTTCACCAATTCTTGTAATACCACTCATACCATAACGAATGGTATTAAGTTCAACATCGGGATAGAAAGTGTAACGAGATTTATTAATATCGGGGAGGGTGATACTAACACCTTGTGCTTTCATTTTACCAATGGCCGCTGCGATTTTACCATAGTTATTTGCTTTGGTTTTTTTCTTTTTCTTCGTAGCGGTTGTTACTTCTTCATCTTCTTCATCTTCGTCGTCATCTTCTTCGTCTTCTCCGCTTTCCTTATTATCATTTGAAAAATCAACCATTGATATTCCATCAGTTGAATCCCAAATAAATTCTCCACTTCCTTCTTCATCAAGTTCATTTTCTTCTCCTTTCTCTGCGCCGCCACTGTCTGAAATCAAACAAGCACAGTTCCAAAAAATTAACGGAAAACGATAAGCAAGATTCATTTCTTGAAGAGCAATCAACGAATATGCAAGAGTATGACTTTTGTTAAAACCATAACCACGGCTTGTTGCAACAAGAACATTCCAAACATAATTACAAAGTTTTTGGTCTAAACCTTTCTCTGTAACTGTTGCAAAATATTCTTTTTGAAGCTTTTCATACTCAGCAGGATTTTTCTTCGCAATTGATTTACGAAGTCTATCCGCCCAAGTTAGATTAAAGCCGCCGCACTCAGGCATTTGCACTAATTGCATAAAGCCTTCCTGACTTTCACAAATACCATAACTTAACTTAACAACAGGTTCAAGAATTTCCATCTGTTCTTTAGTTAAGCCATAATCTTTCATTTCTTTATACCAAAGATTAATATTCTTCTTAAAACGAGCAAACTTATTCAGCGGCTGTTCTGCACCTTTTTCCTGCGCCATCAGTCGAATAACTGAGTTCAAAGTTGCTAAATCGTCAACACTTTCGGGTTTAACAAGTGCAATACCCTGAACACCACTCTGTTTCTCCATTTGGAACAAAGAAAGAATATCATGGTTCCAAACCATTTTCCACATATCTGGTGCAGTTCGCTCTAAATTATAAATACCAATTGTATCTTCATATAACTGTCTTAATGGTTTAGTCCCATCAATATAATTCTGTTCAGCAAGCAAATCAAGACAAATGTGCATTTTATCAAGAGCTTCAACAGAAAGCAAGTCATACTTGATAAGCGAAACATCTTCGGAGTCATGAAGATCATACTGGGTGATAATATCACCATTCGGCGCTCTCATCAACGCAGTTGAATTAGTGAAAGGTTCATCAACAAAGATAACACCACCAGCATGCTCACCAAGCCGGCAAATCAAACCTTCAATCTTTTTTGCTACTGCCCAAACTTCAGGATAATTATTTGTCATTTCAGCAACAAATTTATCATTCGGCGAAAAACCTGCTTCTTCATCACCATAGAAAGTTTGGGATAAACTTCTCAACTGACCGCGGTCTGCAACAATCATTGAACTAAGATACTGTGCAATATCAACATCAACACCGAGACCGCGGCAAGCTGTTAGAATTGCTGATTTAGACTGCTCAGTTCCAAAAGTCGCAACATTTGCAACTCTATCTTCTCCATAAACTTTTCTCAAATGTTCAAGCACTTGGGCACGACGGCCGCCCTCAATGTCAACGTCAACATCAAGAACAGATACACGGTCAGGATTAAGAAATCTCCATGCAAAAGTTTGAGTTGTCTCCCACTTTGGATTAATCTGTGTAATATCAAGAAGATACAGCAGAATAAAACCTACACCGGAGCCGCGGCCGCATCCTACGAGAGTTCCTGCATTCCAACATTCTTCGATAATCTTTTGAAGATTGAGATAATATGCACTCCAATGAGTTTTATTTACTTCTGAAGAAATCCAAGTCATTTTAAGACATTCATTGACTGCTTCATAAATTTCTTTATTTTGAAGTCTTTCATCAGATTCAATTTTTAAAACGATAGCATCTGCTAGTTCTTGGTCACCTTCATAATCAGAATTCCAAAATTCTTCTAAATAAGGAATTTCAGAACACCAATATCTTTGGTTAATTGTATAACTTCCCAAATCTTTCCACATCAACTGTGGAATCTTCAAGGGTTTCAACAAACTATAATCTTCACAACTATCTTTAATTTTCTTAATATTTCGATATGCAGTTTGAAGCTCTTCTTCCGTTAAATCCATATGACTTTCAAGTTCTTCAGTATTCATCATATAGGTCGTTGCATAGAAAGATTTAACTTCTCGGTCACCATCCTGTGCATTAAGAAAAGCTTCATGGATTTTCGCATCTTCTTTTTTAAGATAATGACTATCAGTTGTGATAATGTAGTTATAATGAAAAGTATTTGCCAAATCAATCAACAAACGATTTGCAAGAGTTTGTTCTTTTGACTCGCTAGGCTGAAGTTCAAGAAAGAAATTATCTGCACCAAAAATCCACTCCATTTGTTCTGACCAACGAACAATTTTCTCATAAAGAACATCATCTTTTGTTTGATGATATTTGAGCAATTGAGTTGGAAGTGCGCCGCCAAGACAAGCAGTACAACCAATTACATGACCTTGATTTGGCTGAATAATATCAATTAAATCCTGATAATAAGTTGGCACTCGCCGCATACCTCGTGCCATATAGGAACGATGCCACGCACGGGTAGAAATTTCTCTAATCTGTTGATGACCAATTGCATCTTTCGCAAGAAGAATGAAATGATAATAACGGTCAAAATCTTTATTAAAATTATCTGCATTCAAACCATTTCTAACAAGATAAATCTCATTACCAAGAATCACCTTAAAATCAGGATGCTCTTCTTTTATCTTTTTATAATATTTTTGAACCTTAATATGACTCGCAATAGTTTCATGGTCTGTAATAGCTACTACATCGTGGCCAAGTTCAATTGCATAATTAATCAAATCTTTTTCTTTGTTGATGCAATCTCGAAGTCGAAGATTTGAAAAATGTGTATGATTATGCAGAGAGCCTGGGTAAGATAATTTACTGTTCATCTATTACCCTCCAATCTTTTCTTTATATATATATTATAACAAAATTTTAATTAAAATTCAAATTCACCATTTCTAATTTCGTAACTTTCAATCATAATCTGTGGCGATTTACGTCCCATCCACTCATTAACACTTACTTTACCAATAACTTCAATTTTAATATCATCCAAGTCAGCAAGTTCTTCAATCATATCTTTAGCAAAGAATTTAATATAGGTAATACCATTCTTCATAAATTTAACAGTATCATTATTCTTTCCAATAACATTAACATCATTTTTAGTAATATTAATATCACCGACAAAAATCAAAGGCTCATTGCAATTTTGACCCCAAAGCTTATAATATTTATCTACGTCATAAACAATAGCTTCAATATCTCTATCAACTGCAGTTCTAACCAAATTAACATCATAAACATTTTCGCCAAAGTTATAATTCTTCAAATCTTCATTAGAACGTTGAAAAAAAGTTTCAAGACTATCAATTTTAATACTAGCACCAAAAGCATTGTCATGTCCAGCACAATATTCAAATAAACCAGTGCTATCAAGATAATTCTTAAAACTATTTAATTCACTATTATTGAGGCCGCGGGCACTACCACGAAGATAACCATCATCATTAACTCTTGCAACAATAGTTGGACGCTTATACTTGGCAGAAAGCTGCATCGACACAAGGCCATTTAATTCAGGAGGAAACTCATCAGTTTCATCAAGTTCAACAACCAAAACTTTATTCTCTAACAAATCATTCTTGAAAATTCGTGCTTCAAGCCGGTCTACTGCTGTTTCTTTAACTTTATTCTGCCGAGTTTTTGTATTAGTACATTCTCTAGCACTTTCAACACAAAGCTTCTCCATTGTGCCTTTTGCTCCACGTTTATTGCTTGGCACCATTACTTCGCCATCTACAAAAGCACGATACATTCTTTCTTTTTCTTCCATCGTACCTGCACGAACCATACTATTAATAAGAGGAACAATATAGAAAGCAATAGTAATTGGATTAAGTTTTGCATTAAAATCAGCATTAGAAGGTGCTACTTTCCCAGTAATTGAATAAGCTTGTTTATCAAAAAGAGCCATGAAGAAGGAATTCTCTGTGGGATAATGAATACCAAGGTTTACAATGGCACGATTTTCAATAGAAAGCATACTTCCCATATCACCGATAATACCAAGCGCTGCGAGATCAATTAGACTATCAGCATAATTAGTGCCATTTAGTTCATCAAGATAACGGCAAAACTGCCAAGTGACACCTGCGCCGGTAAGTTCTTTATTTTCATAGTTTTCAGAAAGTTGATTATTAATTACAATCGCATTATCAGAAAGCTCTACATCAGTGATGTGATGGTCAAGAACTAAACAAGGAAGATGAATATCCTTTAGCTGGTCATGATACTTAGCATCATTACTGGAAGAGTCGGGAAGAATGATAAGATTATAAGTAATGTTGTCTTCGATGAGTTTTTCAATGTGGTCTTCAAGACCATGCTGCTTTCCTTCATGGAGAAGATAATCTACATGGATATTAGGATTTGTTTTTTGAATATACTGATGAATAATTGCTGCAGATGTATAACCATCACAATCGCTATCAACTACAATTAAAACGCGGCCATCGTTATTCAAAACGCTCATAAAAAGTTCTGCGCCTTTATCAATATTATTTAACAAACTTGGATGAGCGATATCTTTACCATCGGCCGCCATGAAATAATTGACGTCATCAATTCCTCTTGCTTTAAGAATGTTTTCGCCATAGTTTTCTTTAAAGTTTTCATTTACAAGATTATATTTCATTTTCTTCTTCCTTTATTAAAAATTTATCTCCTAAAATCATTTCTAAATTAATATTGTCAAGTTCTGTATAAGGAATTCTTATTAAAGAATAACCATTTTTTAAAGCATAAGATGTTTTTATACTATCCCTTTGTTGTATTTCTTCTAAATTATATTCCCATTTTTTATCTTTGTAATGTTGTATTCCATCATATTCAATAAGTAAATTATATTTAGGTAAATAAAAATCATATCTTAAATATTTATTTTTTTCTGACTTGCAATCTGAGAATTTTTTTTCTTTTTCAAATTTAATTTGACTATCTTTTAAAATTTTTTCAATTTTTTTCTCTCCTATAGAAGCAGTTAAACACCCACAAGATTTTACTTCTCCTCTTCTTATTCTACTGCCTTTACTAATAAAAATATTACCACATTCACATAAACATTTCCAATAAACTCCATTAGTAGAGATATGAGATGGTATTTCAACTCGTTCAATAACAGTTATGAGAGAATCTTCTACTCCATGTTCTTTCATTTTCCAATTTGTCATATTAATAGTATTTTTTTTATCTGCTTCTTTTTTTGCACATTTTGTACAACTTTTTATGTTTTTTGTAATTAAATTATAAGTAGAAACTATTCTTTCTTCTCCGCAATCGCATTGGCAAAGCCAATAGGCTCTATTAGCTCCTTCAAAATGTTTATTGCCTTCTATTTCTTTTAATTTTATTAATTCTTCTTTAGAAATCTTTCTAAGTACAGTTAATTTATCAAATTTTTCTCCGACTAGATCTTTATATTTTTTAATACAACCACAAGAAATTTGTTTTTCTTTTCCATTAGAATAACAGTCAGAATAACTTTTATAGGTAGTGAAAAAATTTCCACAATCACATAGACATACCCAATTTATCTTTTTTTTATTATCTGGGTTATAAGAGGTCCTATAGAGAAAAGTGGCTGAACCAATATGTAAACCAGTTAAATCTTTAAATCTATTTCCAGTTTTACCAACATAAGGAGGATAAATATTTTTTACTTCTTCCAAAGTCATTTAACTTTTACTCTCTTTTCAATTAATTTTCTAAATACTTCTTCACCTTTATCACTCGGTGAATCTTTCAATTCCAATAAATTTTCTCTATCATAAACAAAAGAGAAATTGCAATAATTCTTATATCGTTCACAAATTGAATATAACTTATTAAAATATTTATCTTCACCAGGAAGTTCTTCCTTGTCAAAACACAAAACAATTTCTTTTGGATAACAAGTTTTCATTAATAAATTCAACTGAAATTTATTAAACTGGCTTCCGCAAACTGCCGCCGCACAATTATCCATTTCAAAATCATCTACTTGAAGAATACTTTTCTCAGCTTCAAATAAATAACAAACGCCATTCTTTTGAATATTATTTTTTGTTATATTTAATCCATAAAGATTCAAAGAAAGTGGATGATTATACCAAATCTTCTCAATCTGAACTGGCATGTATTTACCAACATTTTCTACTTCCCAATCATTTAGCGCACGACCTCTGATTCCAATTAAATTATCATTAACATCAAAATGTGGAATAATAATCTTATTCTGCGAAATAGAAAATTTAATTCCAAACTTATCCATTGCTTGTTTGGTTATTCCATCAGCTAACCATTCAAAAGGATAGCGTTTCACAAAAACATCTAATACCTTTTTAGAATAAATTGGTAAATCTTTTCTAACTTCCCTTTTTCTAAATTTATCTTTTAATTTATCATAATGAATTGGTTCAAAACCATCAATAGTTTTTGTTGGCGTACAATTTAAAACAACTTGTAAAACATCATTATACCAATTAAACTCAATTCCTCTTGTTTGATAATAATGTTCAAGCAATTTAAAAATTGATTGACCACCGCATTCAGTATAACACATGAAGAATTTATTATCTTTATAATAATAAAGTTTCATAGATGCATCGGCCGCCGACTCATTATGACAAATCGTTGGGAAAATAATAAAATCACCTTTATCTTCATGGCGGTCAGCGCCAAGTGAATACATTAATTTAATGACTTTTTCTTCTTCCAACGATTCTATAATTTGTTTATAATCCATATTCTACCTTTCTTTAAATACTGTTCAATTCTTTAATTAAATTATCAAGTTCCGTATTTTCTTCATCTTCGTAAAAGAAAGGAACCATTCCTTCAAAATCATCCAGTATTTCAAGTTTATTATCTGTAATAAACAAATCTTCTTTTCTTAAATTACCAAGATTAACCTCTGACCAAATTCTAACTTGATTATATCTACCACTTCTTACTTTATAAATATCGGTCACAATATTTGGAGTTTTTCCTTTTGTTGCAATATAACTTTCAAGAATTTTTAATTCTTCTTTTGTTGGTCTTGCCATTACTGCACCAATATCAGCCTTATTAATCGTAGCACGACCGCCTGCAAGAGTGGATTCATTTCTAATATTTGTACTATCATCACCATTTGCGTTTACCTGAGTAGATGACATTATAAATACATTTAACTCAACAGCCAAATCTTTTAAAGCAGTAGAAAACATCAAAAGAACTTCATCATTTCTCAAATTAAAACCTTTAAATTCACTCAACAATGAAGGCCCAATAAAAATATAGTCATAAAACACATAACCAATATCATTCATTAGACAGTTTTCTCGTACAATATGTTTTACTAATTCAATTGTAGGATTCGGCATCCTAACAATTAAAAAATTCTTTTCATACTGCCGCAATACTTGAACTGCTTGTTTAAGAACAGCTCTTTCTCTTTCACTCATGCGGTTATTTCTAATCTTATCTTCATTAACACCGCTTAAATAAGCTAAAACCATCTTTTGAATTTCATCAAAATTCTGTTCAGTAG